GGGGGTAATAGTATACCTAAGGTTGGTGATTTTGTATCACAGTACTACGACTCAATAGAAAGTCCTGATTTAAGTTACATTATCAAAACAAGTATGTTAATGACTCTTCAAGGTGATGGTGAAAACCCACAAATATTTGATGAGGCGATTAACGATCTTAATAGACTATGTAATAAATTATTTAAAATATGTGGTCAGGAAGAACAAAGTAATCTAATACAAACCACAAGTCAACAATTCTCAGAAAATGATTTAGATGTAGAGTCTTACTTTGATTTTGCAGACGTGGAAGGAATTGATTTAGATGATGAGGACGCTAGATTTAGAAAAGTTTTAAGGTTTGTGGATTGTGGTAATTTTGAAGTACCATCTTCCTCTTCAAATTTTGAAGATTTTGTAATTCTATCTCAAAATGGAAATTTAGATCAATTAGTAAATAATACATTAGAAGATGCGGCAAGAAACGCATTATTGAATTCAGATAGTGATCCAAAATTAATTGATAATATAAATCTTGAACTGATAAACCTTTTTATTTTAAATGTCCCGAAAGCAATTGTAAGTGCGTATTTAGGTCCTAAGATATTTTTACCCTTAGTTATTGCATGGAAACAATTATCAAACTTTGCAGGTACTGTTAAAGATCTATTGAAACAGTTCTACAAACTATTCTACAAGATAATCAAAAACGTATTTTGGAAATTTATAGAGGAATTTTGGCAACTGATCAAGAGAGATTTATTGGCGTTTGTAACGGCAATTGTTGCAAAAATATTGTTGAATAAATACAAAAGATATGTAACCATATTAACGTCATTAATTAGTCTTATAAGAAGAATATTGGCGATGGGTATAAAAAGTTGTGCGGATTTATTCAGTGCCGTGATAGACTTAATCAATACAGCATTAAGGGTCGGTGGTCCAAGTGTAAACATACCAGGAGTCTTATTAGGACTCTCTGATTTCTTACCTGGTTATAGTGCAGATAGAGCGTTTATGAACGCAACCGAAAGAATGTCAGCGTCAGGTCTAAATACGGGACCTGTTTATGGTGAACCGAATGAAATGGTTACAATGGTAAAAAGTATTATTGATGGAAATCAAGAAGAAATTGATACTAACTCTTTTGTTAAAGTAGGAAATAAAATGATAACCGTACCAACACCTGTTGGGCCGATAGTTATTCCACCAGGTATTATTAATAGTGCAGGTAAAATTTTATAATTATGGATGTAAAAAAAATTCAAGATGTTGTAGAAAACCCCCAAGACAAATCCAATAAGGATTTAGGTGAATGTGAAAAATTCTTATATGTGGAGTTTGAAAAAACAAAAGATCAAATAGTAACACTTACAAGATATTTGGACAAAATAGAATCGTCCTATAATTTAATAAACGAAGAACTTTCAAAAAGATATAAATAATGTCAATAATCTCTTTAGCGATAGTCACTGATAATGGTGATCCAAAAGGTATAGGTAGAGTACGTATCAAACCTAAAGGGATGATGACAGGTGATGTTGAACGCGCAATTGACTATGATTTGTGGAGTGAAAAAGATCCTTTTGTTGCGAATCCCTTTCTACCAACTAACTTAAATTTTGTACCTGAATTAGGACAAACAGTAAAATTACTTACATATGATCCTGATAATCCACTAATAAATAGAGAATACATTTCGGGTCCATTTACAACAACACATGATTTTAATTCTCAAATAGGGACGAGACAAGTAGAAAATACCTCATATGGTAATGTAGTAAAAAAAATGAAAGATATATTCACCAAAGACGGTGTGTATGTCAAAGAAAAGTCTGAAGGAAGTATTGCAAAAAAAGAGGACTATGCAATTTATGGTAAATATGGTTCAGACATATTATTCACTCAAGATGGGATTAACTTAAGGGGTGGTAAATTACTTAGTAAAGATGCGGCAAGTGATAAGGAAAAAGTTGATATAGTCAACTTCCCTATCATGTCTGATAAAATCTCTCTATTATCATTGAAAAAATTCGGTGTCAAACAAATGTTTGAAGAAGTAGAGGAAGTAACTAAAGAACTACCAATTAAAAAATTACAGTACGTTGTCGAATATATGGTTGATAGTGTGAGTAGTCCATCGTCAATATATTGGTATGTTTACGAAGTAAAAGACGTTTATGGTGATGTATTTCTTACGAGTGTTTTTAATTCAAAAACCGCAAGACCAATATCTTCATATTCGACAGCGACAAAATTAGTTAACATTGATGATACTACATCAACACCAACCTTTACACAAAGTGTAAGTTCATATGAGGAAGCGTATGTTACTATAAGAAATACGATTTGTAGATTAAGTAATGAATCTTTGAGTTCGTTTGACGGTAGATTACCTGACAAGAAATTACATCCTTTCTTTTTTAGACCATACCAAGGACTTAACGATGAAACTTTCTTAAGTAATATCAAACCTGATGGTTGTACTGCAGAAGTTTTCAATGGTGCGGGACTAATTTTTGATTTAAATGAACCAATACCCAAAGAAAAAGAGAAAAAAAGGAAGGTAAAACGTCTAAAGACCATATCTAACAGACAAGAACAATCTTTTGGTACATTATCGTCAGATAAGATATATTTTATATCGACAGACACTAATGAAGTTGGTACAAAGTCGGTACCATTCGATAAATTAAACAAGTATGAGTTTACTCAAGAAGATTTACTAACTAAAATTGAACCCAATACTTATGCTACAGTTAGGGGTGAGACTTTACTCGCATTTATAGATCAGTTAGTTAGAGTAGTAGCGGGTCACGCTCATAATCCGACCAAACCTATGGTCAAAAATGGTTATCCTGATTGGGATAAATTAATGAATCTTTACCAAACTCTTGAAAATGATATACTAAATAAATCGATTAGAATAAACTAATAGATATTTATATAGAAAGAGTTTTTAAAGATGTCATACTTTCGTTCATATTTTGATAAAAATAATACAATAATTAAGAATAAAAAGGTTAACACCGCAAAGAACCCATCTACAGAAATTTTCTACGGGTCGGGATTCTCTAAATTCTTATTTACTGTAAACTTTGATGATCTAAAATCAAAGGTCACTGATGGTACGTACGTTTTAGATAGTAATACTAAACATGTACTCCACATGACAAATACCATATTCGGTGATGAAACTTTTCTTGGTGCTAAAAGAGGTACGGGTAGAGAAAGAACATCATCGTTTAAATTAATCTTATTTCAAATAACAGAATATTGGGATGAGGGTGTCGGATTTGATTATGAAGATTCGGGGTTCGACTTTACAACAGGAAATGATACGTTTGATGTAAGACCTTCAAACTGGTTCAATAGAACTACGTTAGATTCTTGGTCTTATGATGGTGTGTATACAAATAACCCAACCATATTATCCTCACAACAATTCGATAATGGAAACGAAAATCTTGAGATGGATATCACTTCATATGTTAATGATGTACTCACGGGTAATACCGTAAATTACGGTTTAGGTATCGCGTTTGATCCTTTATATGAAACAATAGAACAAGAAGTAGATCAATCTGTGGCGTTCTTTACAAAATATACACAGACATTCTTTGAACCTTTTGTACAAACGACTTTTGAAGATAGAATATTAGACGACAGACAAAATTTCATTGAAAAAACAAATCAAAACTTATTTCTTTATGTAAATAAAGAAACTAATTTCTTTGACTTAGATAACATTCCGTCTGTAGATATTCTTGATTCAACACAGACACCAATCAACGGTCTGACAAACTTGACAGTTGATAAAGTAAGAAAAGGTGTTTATAGAGTAACTTTTGGTATTAATGGATTAGTTTGTGATGGGAAAAGATTTTTCTATGATGTATGGAAAGGTATTACTGTTGAAGGAAACACATTCCCTGACATTACACAAAAATTCATACCAAAACCATACTCATCTAAATTTAGTCTTGGTGAAAATCTAACAGAACTTAAAAAGTACATAGTACAGTATTCAGGAATTCAACAGAATGAAAAGATTAAATCAGGTGAAGTTAGAAAGATTACTGCGAGATTTAGAACAATATCAGAATCGAACGACGTTCTTTTTGATGAAGTATTCTATAGAATATACATAAAAGAAGGTTCTACCCACGTAAATGTATTCGATTGGACATATTTAGATGTAACCAATGAAAACAGTTTTGTAATTGACACATCTATTCTTATTCCAAGAGAATATTTTATCGAAATAAGAGGTATAAAACACAATGAAGAGATTTCATATAAAGATGAAATCACTTTCGAGATTGTATCAGAAAAATAAAGTATTTATTATTATGGACTTAGACAAAATAATTAAGAATCATTTAAAACAATTAAAGGAAGGAATTACTACTGAAGGTGGATCAACACCTAATTATATGTTCTTTAGTAATCTAAAACAAATTCACAGACAATGTGAGATATTATTAAATTTAGATAAAAGAGTTATTGATCATATTCTAATAAATGGTCACGATTGGGCTGATGACCACGTTAGTGTTGCTAAAGAAAATATGGATCAAGTATTAGATTTTCTTATGAACAAGACTGAAGATGATGTTCATGATGAGATACACGAGGGTAAGAAGAAAAAGAAAAAGAAGAAGAATACTTTGTGTTCAAGAGGTATATCCGCAGCAAAATCTAAATTTGATGTTTACCCAAGTGCATACGCTAATGGTTACGCAGTACAAGTGTGTAAAGGAAAAATTAAAGGATTAGACGGTAAGAAACGTTGTTCGGGTTCTTATTGTAGAAAGAAAAAGAAGTAATGAAAGTACAGTGTAAAGGTTGTGATTGGAATTGGGATTTATCCAAAGGTGGTGATGATCCATACGTATGCCACAAATGTGGGAAAGACAATACAGATCTTTACATTCAAAAAATACGAGTAAGTAAAGAAGACCAACAATACATTAACGAGTGTCTTGAAAGTGGGGAGGTTCTGAAAGAAGACCTTGGAAGATGGTTTAAGGAAAAATGGGTTGACGTTTCAAGAAAAATTGATGGTAAACATCCACCATGTGGTCGTAAAGACGCGGACGGTGATAAAAAAAGAAAAGGTTACCCTAAATGTAGACCGTCAAAAAAAGTCAGTAAGAAAACACCTAAAACTTCAGGTTCTTACAGTAAGAAACAAAAGAAAAAAATGACGAGACAAAAAAGACGTGCGGAAAGGAAAAGTAACAAAGTAGGAAAAGGAAACACACCAACATACACAAGTATTGATGAGAGAAGAATTATCTCATTAGTTTTTAACAATTTAGAACAACAAAAATTGAACATACAAAAACCTAAACTTAATTTGGTTAACGAATCAAAGATATTAAGTGAGGGGTTACAATATCATATGGACAATAACCTACCAATCGTTGAGAACGTGTATAGGATCTATTCTAACGAGTTCTTTAACATTTACAATGAAGTACGTCAGTTAGTGGAAGATAATGTCTTAGAAGTCTCAGGAATTGATTTAGACCTAATTAAAACTGATATTGGAAAAACAGGAATGTATGAAGGTGAGGAGGTATATTTAGATATTCCTTTTATAGAAAATCAAGATGAACACTTACTTGAGGCCAAACATAGAGGTAGAAATGTTAAGTTAAATAAACCATTTAGAACATCTGGCGGTCCAAAGAAATTCGCAGTATATGTAAAAACACCTAAGGGAACAATTAAAAAAGTGACTTTTGGTGATCCAAACTTAAAAGTAAGAAATAACAACGCCGCTGCCGCAAGATCATTTAGAGCACGACATAAGTGTAGTGAAAAGAAAGATCGTACCAAAGCAGGATATTGGAGTTGTAATATTGCAAGATACCGTAAAGCATTAGGTATAAAATCTTCTAATCCTTGGTAGTATGAAATTACTTGATCTCATTGAGTATGACTATTTATCGCCGCCCGATTACCCCGACCCCGAAAGAGAAGGTTTTAGGGACTCAGGTTTAGATGATGTTGAAAATCTATTTGATTTTATTGGTCGTGACAAAGAATATGGTTGGACGGTCCTTCAATTAAAGGGAACCTCTGAATTATATCTATGTATCGATGATGAAATAGAAGATGATTACTATTACGGTGAATATTACTCAGAATATTATGATCAAGACTATGATGAATTAGTCCCTCTAAGTTATGAGGTATATTGTTCGGTTAGATACCAAGAAGGTGAAATATCTAAAGATTTTGATAGTTACGAAGATGGTAAGGGACCACTTTTATTAACTAATAACTCCTTAAGGGAATTTTACATCTATGACAGAGAGTCGTATAATAAAATAGTGAATATTTTAAAAGATCATAATTCAAAAAAAATCCCACATGGAAAACGTTGATAGAATTATCGAAATGGCATGGGAAGATAGAACACCATTTGATGCAATAGAGTATCAATTTGGTTTGAAAGAGAATGATGTCAGAGAAATAATGAGATCCAACCTAAAATCATCTTCGTTTAAATTATGGAGGGAAAGGGTTAAAGGTAGAAAAACAAAACACCGTAAACTTTCAGAATCAACAAGATTCAAATCTAAAAATCAAAAACTGTGAAAAAATCATTACCATTTAGAGAAGTATTATCAGACAATTACAGTACAAGAATATTTTCTGAAAATTTAAATGAATCAGAATTAAAGTGGCACTTCGACAACGAAGATAGAGAAGTTACTTTTTTACATGATACTGATTGGAAATTCCAAATGGATAATGAATTACCTATACAAATCACAAAAGATCTTACAATTATAATACCTGAGGGTCAATATCATAGAATACTTAAGGGTACGGGTGATTTAAAGGTTAAGGTAAAAAAAATTAATAAAACTCGACTTCTACCCCACACTCACGAAGTAAAGTAATAGAACGTTCTTGGTTCTCTCTCCACTTACTTAAATTCTTAGTAGTACAGTGTTCTTTACAAACTATTTTTATTACTCCTGATTGTACTAAAGCACGTGCACAATCCATACATGGTAACCCCGAAGTAAGATATGCAGTCGATTTCTTCAGGGATACACCAATTCTCGCCGCATTATATATTGCGTTTCTTTCCGCATGTTCAAACCAATAATATTTCTCGGGTCTTTCTTGTCTTGAAATTTTGTGATCATTTAGACCTCTTGGAAATGAATTATAACCCGTTGTAAGGATTTCTTTGTCTTCACCGACGATAACACAACCAATTTGTGTTTTAATGTCTTTAGACTTCTCCTTTACTTGTTCTGCAATACTAATAAAATATTCTTTCCACAACATATGATATAGTATACGAAAAATAGGGCATAAAAAAAAGGGGACAATGTCCCCTTTCTTAGTATTTTGAATAATTTTAAGAAATATTATCTTAAAGTATCCAAGTTGAAAGTTTGTAAACCTTGTACATTGATTACACCAAAGTATCTGTTGTTGACCATTTTCTTAGCGTATCTGGTCATGATACCTTTGATTGGTGTAAAGTTGAATGGGTTATACATTGTAGGAGTAAGTTGTAACGGTACGTACGGTGCGTAAATGTACCCTGCGTCCAATAACGACTTACCTTTGTGTCCTACTAATACTTTCCCTGCTGGGAAGTAAGGATCTCTATACACTTGATATCTTCCTGCTAAAGTACCAACTTTCTCAATACCCATATTGTACTGATCTTGTTCTGCACCTGCGTTAGATACGTGGAAGTACTCTAAGTCATCGAATACTGCAGAAACTTCTGAAGAAACAACGATCCAGTTAGCACCACCTCTAAGTGTAGTTTTATGGATTTGAGCCGATAATTGGTTAATTTTAGTAATTAACGTTTGGTTCCAATCCTTTTGAGTGTAACCTTGTAATGTAGCGTTGTTCGCTCCACCATATTTCCACTCATTGTAGTCCCACTTTAAGTTCCAAGCTGCACCTTTTCTTAAGTCTCTTAAGATCTCTCTATCAACCTCAGCCGCGATTTGCTCAGATAACAATGCTGTTAACTCAGCCTCAGCGTCGATGTTGTGGAAAGCAGACACGTCTTGTGCAAGTTCAGGAGACCAGCTAGCTCTTAATTTTCTTTCAGTTACAGAAACTGTTACTGATTCTAAATCAAAAGATACCTCACCGATAGCATCTTCGAATTCAAGAGAAGAATACTGTCTGTACTCAAGAGTAAAGTCACCTGGTGCATCACCTTGTCCACTGTCTGCAAAACCTGCAGTCGCAGAATAAGTCTGTAAGTCTACGTTTATGAAGATTTTTCCTTCTTCGTCACAGATGTCAGGGAATTTACCTGTAATACCTGTTCCTTTTCCACCGTACTCAACAATACCTTTACCGTATTTTTGAGTTACAATGTTAAATGGTAATGATGCATTACCTTTTTTAACTTCTAAAGAAGCTAGGAATTCTTCAGAATCCATTTCGTTACCGTTAGGACCTGAGATTTTTCCTTGACCTGCTTTAGTGAAACCACTAGCAACAATAATTACGTTAGCCTGATCCGCCGCTAATGCTACTGCTGATTCAGTTGCAATACCGTCTGCGAAAGTAACAAATGCGTGAGAAGTTAAAGTGATTACATCGAATTCTCCTTTAGAGTAGTCGAATAATCCTTCACTTGCCTCGTCACCTTCTTCGTAGAATCTATCATAAAGGTTTCTTTGGTTTGCTCCATAACCTTTGTCAGATGCGTCAGTGTTACCTGGCATACCAAATGGTTCGTTATGACTTTGTACTGTACCGTTTACGTTTCTATCTTGAATTTTTGGTACAAAGTAGAACAGTTTACCGATTGGTAAATTCATTGCTTGTACAGATACAATGTCGTTCGCTAACAATTTAGAGAATACTCTTCTAATGATTGGGAATACTACAGTTTCAAATGATCCTGATGAATCAGATACTGCAGCTTCGTTAATCAAGTGTGAAGCTTGGTTCTCATATAATTGGGCGATATTGTCTTTTTGGTGTCCTTCAAGTCCTTCTAAGAACCCGAGGTCATCCCATTTTTTGATGGTATCTTCTTTGATAACTCTTAGGTGTTTTAACCCGATGTTACCAACCATACCACTTTCTAATAATGCTCCCATTTTTAATTGAGTTTTTTAATTGTGTTATTTATTATTTTAATTTTGACATTAAATCTTTCATTCTCTTGAACTGAGGACTTTCGTAAGCTTTCGTTTCTGAAAGTACTTCTTGAGATGAAGATGTTGTCGGGGTTGAAGCGATCTTATCGACTACAGATTCTGTAACGTTCTTCGAAGAATCCAATTCTGTTTTAATTGTTTTGTATGTACTCTTCGATTCTGTTAAAGAAGTGACTGAGTCAAATCTCTTCAAAATGTTTAATTTCTCTTGACGAGTAGTAGAGTGTTCAGTGAACAATCTCGTAGCGTACGCCAAATTAGCGTTAAACACAGCGACTTCATTAAGTTTCTCTTTAAATAAAACTAACGCCTTTTTATATTCAGTGTTTTGTTTCTTTAAAGTTTCAACCTCTTCGTTGATGGCACCTGCCTTGTATTTAGTCTTACCTTTAATACCTGCTCTGTTTTGACCACCTTTATCACCGTGAACGTTTGAAGTTGTTCTTGCTGCTTCGTCTACGTCTTCTTCATGAGTTTCTTCCTCTTCAGAGACTTCTTCTTCAGATACCTCTTCTTCGGAAACTTCTTCAGCTACATCATCGTCACCCTCACCCATTTCGTGAGTGTCACCTTCTGCAACCTCTTCAGAGACTTCCTCTTCGGCTACGTCATCTAACTCAATTTCGTATACAGTGTCATCGATTTCTGAAACTTCTTCTTCTGCAACTTCTTCGTTAGTTTCTTCGGATACTTCCTCAGATACTTCTTCTTCAGCCACTTCCTCTTCAGTTTCTTCTGAAACCTCTTCTTCCATGTCACCCTCACCATATTCGTGAGCGTCACCTTCGTTGGTTTCTTCTTCCATTTCAACTTCACCCATTTCATGAGTGTCGCCTTCATTGGTTTCTTCATCGACTTCACCTTCTTCACTATCAAGTTTAATAATGTATTCGTCGTCTCCGTCTTCTAATTCGACGTTATCACCGTCCTTCTTTACAACAATTCCATCCTCAGGTTTCATTGATTTGAATACCTTAAGAACTTCGTCGTCAGAAGCGTCGGTCATATCTAAGACATCATCGTCTCCTTCATCATCCATTGCTGATTCTTCGTCTTCTTCTTCACTATCAATATCATCTATATCAAGTTCGTCTGATTCCGCAGAACCCTCATCTTCTAAATCAGGATCTTCTTCGTCTGATGGTTCGTCATTTATCGAAGCTTCGTCTTCATTCCCTTCCTCGTCATCAAATTGTTCCGAGATTGGTATATCTTGTTCGTCTTCTGTAATAGGAGTTTCGTTACCCTCAACTACCTCTTCTTCCATAGTTTCATTAAGCACTTCGTTTAGTTCTTCCTTCATAGTTGAAGCAAGTATACCTTTTGCGTTTTGCTTAACTGCCTCTTCCAAGTCTTGGACTTGTAGCAATGCTTGTTCTAAAATGGATTTTTTCATTTGTTTTATAATATGATTTACTAATAAATACTTCGTAATTCAGAAAAAATGAGTTTAGTGATATTCGAATCAAAGAAAAATTTACTATCTCGATAAGAAATTGTCTAACTTACCCATTAACCTTGAGATTTTCTCATCAACAACAGGTTGTTCTTCAATAGATTCTTCATACTGATCTCTATCTTCGAGGTCTTTAAAAATGTATGCACCTGGAGTAGATGGTGATGAAACTAAGTCAAAACAGACTAACTCAAAGTCACCCTGAACTATATTTTGTCCTTTTTCTGATTTAAGTGATCCTACCCCTCTTGAGGATATACCGAGGGTTACACCGTTCATAAGTAACATTGCGGCTTGGTCACCTTTCGTACTTACAATACCTGATTTCTTCCAACCAGGGGATAAGAGTAATTTTATCTTACCCATTAATATTTTACCGTCCCACCACGTTTCTTCAATTGTATGGGAAACTCTATCTAAATCTATTAGTGATGATGAAGGGTGGTTTAGTTCATTAAGTGCGGAACCTTTACCAATAACATCCTGATATTTTTCAACTTCTCTCTTAAGAAGTTTTTCAGGATATATTCTACCATTTTTATTTGGTGTGTCGAATTTCTGTAGAACTGCGTAAAGAACGATATCTTCAGAGAAATCAATTCCCTTCATTTCTCGTATTACCTTTTTATTCTCCTCAGGTGATATATGACCTGCGTCATACTCTATGAGAATTCCTTTACCTGTTTCGTTTGGTCCTAGTACCTTCATGTATCTATAGTTTTATTACTATAAATACATCAATATCTAAGTTATTTTTTCTTTTTGTTGAAATTAAACAATAATTCGTCGTTTAGACAAGTATCAACTATCTCTCTTATCAAAGAATTTATGTCTTGTTTTAGTTGATCACTTTTAATATTGATGTCTTTAAGAACGTATAATGTAATCTCTAAATCCATGAAAGATCTTTTTTCCTTACTAATACCTTTTGTTCTTATATCTAAATCAACAATACTTTCAGGTCTAAAAATATCAAAACCTAAATTATATATTAGTTTTCTAATTTTAGTTCTCGAAAGTTTTACTATCGAATCATAATTAATATCAGAATCTTGTGGTTCTAACCACGAATTTAATTTCAGATATATTGTTTTTAAATCTCTATGGTTAATCGTACCATAACCTATTTTAACATCCCTGTAGTTTCCTAATGGGATGAATCTCCCTAATTTCATTTTTTTCCATCTTATCTCTTTTATGGTGTAATAAAATAATACGGAAAATAATTTATTATATCAAATTTTTCTAGTATATTTATTATATATTCTAGTATGTTAATAATAAAAGTAAATAAAGATAAAGGTGGAATTGAGTCAGCGATAAAAAGACTCAGAAAAAAAGTTAGGCGAACAAAACAAATTAACAAATTAAGAGAAGGTAAACAATACACAAAACCCTCCGTAAAAAAAAGACTTCAAAAACAAAAGGCAATCTACATCCAAAAAATTAGGACCCAAGAAGAGAAGTAAAAAAAAAAGTGTCCGATTGGACACTTTAATTAATTTAAGTTAGACCGTTTGATAGATCTTCTAATCTAAATAGGTTGTAACGGGTCACTTCCATTTCCCCAACCTCTTTTTTGACTTGCTTTGATTTCTCAGTGAAATCTTTCTCACCCTCAACAAGGGTATCTAACTTTTCATAGACCGATTCTTTTAGTTCAGAAAATTTTACTTGGATGTCCTCTCTACTTAAAGACATGTAATCCTTCAATTTCTCCTTTTCATTTTCTGTTAACTGTTCGTCGTATGAGACGTTAAAGTTATTTACTAAAACTGAATTCAATAAGTTTTCATTCACTGACTTAAACGTAACGTTTTCTATCGTCTTTGGACTTGTAAGATGTTCTACAAGTTTTTTCTTCGCCACAACCTTTTTTGAAATGTTCGTTAAAGAATCAGGAATTAATAGGGTGTCTAAGTGTTCATATAATTCATTTGGTTTACACTCAACATCCTTTAAATGTTCATTTATTGTATTTAATAATCTTGTGTGGAATGTGTCAGTCATCTGATTGTATCTTGTATTTAATACTTTAGATATTTCATCCACGTATATTGTTGCAGTCTCTTTATCCTCAAAAGACATTGTCTCAATCTCTTCATATAAAGAATACAATTCTTTAAGAGACTCATTTTCCATAATAGGTCTAAAAACCTTATTTAGGTGTTCTTTGAATTTATTATCACCATAACTCTCGGTGAGTTTTATTAATATTTTGTTTTTAATTGTACCGAATGTCTCCATAATTACTCATTTATAATGTCTTTGAGTTTATTCTCTATTTCATAAATATTACGTTGTGCCTTCTCGGAATCAAAAAGATCATCAAAATCTAATTTTTCATCACCTAACTCACCTAATATTTTAGTCTTTTTTGTTTTTTGACCTTCACTTAAAGGTGCGTCATCTGGCGGTGGTGGTGGTGCACTATCTCCACCTCCTCCTCCTAAGAAGTCATCTCCACCTCCCCCACCATCTGCGGGTGCGGCTTGACCTGAATCATCCATCGCCTGTCTTTCCTCTTCAGGTATTCCATACTTCTTATCAACTTCATCGAACACTCCTGTTCTTTTGATGATATTCTGAGTAATACCTAATTCTGCACCCAACGCTCTTTCAAGACGTTGTTGTTGTAAATCAAGTACTACATCATTATCACTCATACCAAGGATATTCTTTTTAGCCCATGTATGTGAAACAGGTTGGATACCTATTTGTGATTGATCTGAAGTCGCATCTTTATATAAAGTTATTTTTTCTTTCCATTGTTCAATTCTTAAAAGATCAGATTGTGCAGATGGGTTTGTTAATGATAATGTGAAATTATCTAACTCATCTTCCAAACCTAATAGATACAAGTGTACTAATGCGATCTTATTAAGTTCTTGAATTAATGATTTTTGTATTCTATTGATTGTTCTTGCAAAACGAATGTCCATTAATGCAAGACTTTTACCCTCACCGACTATTTCTTCAAAACCTAAGAAAGCCTTAGGTATTCTTAGTGCTGCCAATAATTTCTTTTGGATATATTCTATATCCGCAATCTCACCTAAATTCTGTGCTCCTGGTAAAGTCTCAATAGGTGATGACTGTGATGGGTCTCTAACAGGGATAAAATAATCTTGATCTACAGCCATTTGATTGTATCTCATATCGACCTGACCATTTTTTGGATCTACTATCGTATCTCTCTTAAACTTGTTTGCAATTCTTTGTACATAAGATTCGATATCCTTATCATCCATGTTACCAACAAAGACCTTGAATACTCTTCTTTCGGGTGCCCTTGACGTTCTATATATTAACATCGCATCTTCCGCAAGAAGTAACTGTTTCCATATACGTCTAACTTTGTCTAACATTGAAGTACCGTAAGGTAATTTTCTATCATCACCTAAAAGTCTAAAGTGTGCCACCTCCCAAGCTTGGAATTCCATATCTTTGTTTTTCCATGTGAACCTAAGTTCTCTACTTGGTAATTGTACACCTGAAGGTTGTTCTGACTTATGTACCTGTGATGCTGCTCCCTCTTGTCTCTCTATTTCGATGTTTGGTAGTTGTTGACAACCAATAACACCTTTACTTGGATCTATTTTCAAATAAACAAAGTTGTCACCATATTTTGAAGTACCACGACACCACATTTGTAAATTGGTGTTGATATCTAATATGTTATAAAATAGATCTGATAAAATATTTTTTACTCTTTTCGATTCTGAATATATTGTTAGTATTTCACCTTTTTCTGAAAGTGTTGTTGACTCTTCAGAATATATATCTAATGCCGCAGAAATCTCAGGAGTGAATTCCATTGATTCATAATCATAATACGCAGCCAATCTATTTGGTTCGTAGTATACTGATTGATTGTAAAGTGACTGATCAAGTTTTGTCCACTTATCAGTTATATATTGAGATTGTTGTTGTTGCAACATCTCTCTCTCAAAATCTTCTCTACTGTCTGTTTTAAGAATTTGATCTCTATCAAACTTATATTGTGGTGTAGAAGGTTTCTCTGCGGTAAACCCGAACACCTTTGTAAGTCTTTGATATACTGTTAGATTTTGTTTGGCCATATTAATAAATATTATACATTATAATATAAGAAAAATTTTTCAATTTTTAAACCTGTTTATTTCTATTACCGAATAACCACATATATTCTTTGTACTGATCAAGAGTCAAGTTACCATCACCATTAGGATTCATAGGTATTGTTCCTTGGTCGGTTTTCATAGAACCAATTGCGTCAAACGCAGTTCCATGAGAATAAAAAGATTTCTTAGTTTCATATGTTCTTTCAGATAATACCCAAGAATCTAACATCGCCTTATTTGCGGTATCGTTCCTTTTTAATTGAGTGAAACAAATGTCACCTACATACATAGCGATAGCCATCGCCATAATAGCGTCATCATGTGCACCTTTCATGTGGTTAGGTCTACCATTGATATAAACAAATGTGTTTAATTCATTAAGTAGTCTTGAAGATCTCACAATAAAACCATGTCTTAGTCTCTCCTCAAATGCGGCAACTATCTGTGTTCTTTTATTGTTGAAATTAATACCAGGTATCTTTTCTTGTACCTTTTTGTTATACTTCCAAATGTTGTTTGAATTTACCCCGTCAATATATTGGTCTTTGTAACCCATCTCTTGTAATTTACGAGATGTTGCAATACCCATTCCACCTGTTATATCTGTGGCAACAAATGCCTTATACAAAGTACCCCACTTATATACTATTGATGCTAAATCATCGGGGGGTATCTTACCGACATATTCTGCAACTTGTTCGTTTTCATCAAAATCAATTACACATATTGAAGATGAATCGGCACTATCACCTCGAGAAACATCAACACCCATAATATACCTATGACCTTCGATAGGTTCTTTCCATAACCAAAAGGTACCCTGCATATATTTTTCGATAGGGTCCTTAATCATAGTTTTCCTTATGTTGTCCTGTACACTGTTTGGGATAACACCATCACCAGACCCGAGGAAGTCACACTCCAATTCCTGTGCGATTTTTCTTTTATCATATTTGAATTTTTTTGCCATATTCTCAAACCAATGAGAATAGGGTTTATATCCTTGTTCGAGTAAATCTTCATAACCTTCCCAACCCTGTTCTAAAATTATTTCATCATCATTATATTGTTCTCTATTCAACATATAATGAATAATATCATCAACTCGTATCCACTTCAAGTCACTTGCATATCGAGGATCTTTAAACCACCTTAAGTCTGTAATTTTGAAGTCGTTCATACCTCTTAGTGCCTGATCATAAACACCGTAGTATATTGGGTCATGTCCGTTAGGTGTTGAAATCAAAATAACTTTACCACCCGTAGATAACGAGGCCATACACGCAGCCCAAAAATCTTCTCCCGCTTCAATATATGCCGCTTCATCAAACACAAGTACTGTGGGTGTATAACCACGTAATGCGTCTGCGGATGTTGCGACCGCCTTTACCTCACAACCATTGTTCATTCTGTAACGACTTTCAGAGTTTTTATCTGCGGAGAAACCAACATTGATCCACTCAGGCCATTGTTCTAAGAAACTTCTTACTTTGTTAGCCATCTCAATTGCGGTATCTCTCTTGTTCGCAATAATTAGAATTCTTTCAGGATTGTCAGGTTTTGCCGTTTGTATTCTTTTAGATAACCATGCTGCAGTAACAGTTGATACACCCGCCTGTCTATATTTACGAGTAATATTTTCATTAAAATTATCGTAATCTTCAATAAGTTGGACTTGATCAGGAAATAGTTCTAATGGAACATATGTCTTTTTTGTATTGTCATATGTAGTCAAATACGTTTTTAGTGCGTACGGAGTATCCTTCATAATCTTGGCGTACTCCTTTAACTGTATCAATTTATGTTTATCCATATCCTATAAATACAAAAAAAGTGGTCCTATGACCACTTTCTATAATTCGTGTAGATTAGTTGTCGTCTTCAGGTCCTAAGGTTATACCTAAAGACCCTAACAAACCACTTAACCCATCGTCATCATCATTACCAATTTCTCGATTATATTCATCTTCTTCATAATCTTCTCTTTTTAAGTCTTCGATAATTTGATTGACCATTTTATTTACAATGTCTTTACCAAGTTCACTTCCTCTAAGTATTTCTTTTGCAACTTTGAAGAATTCTTGTGTGTTCAATGCGGAGAACCTTGAGAATAAGTAGTTTTGTATATATCTTAAATCCTCATCAAATAATTTGTTTGGGTATGACTCATAGAATTTTTCCCAAATAATCGGTCCTAATCTTAAATCCCAAATCTCTGATGGTATTGTATCTGTTTTACTCATTACCATTTCTGCAGATCTTGGGTCATCAGGTAAACCTTGTGTACCTAAAATTTCCATTACACCTTTGATTAATTCATGTACAAGTGCGGGAAAAAAGACTGCCCTTGCCTTTACAGTTGGTGGGTCAGTTTCAGTATCAATCTCTTCTTTTCCTGCAAAACCACCTTGTCCAAATTGACCCTCAATAACACCGTCAGGTAATATCCAATACATCAAATCATTTACAGACATTAAAACACCATATTGATTAACAATGTTAGGGTTTCTCTCAGTTAACTCATTTGCAACTAATTCAAACATGTAATGTCCTTTTTTAGATGCGCCTTGAATTAATGCGTTTATGAATCTTCTTTTAGCGGTCTCAGCATCGAATTTTTCCATCGCAGTGATAAACTCCTCAACATCATCCTCCGCACTTTCAGTATCAACACCAAATTGTTGTTCTACTTCCTCTTCATTTGGATCTTCACCTTGCATTTGGAAACCTTCAGGATCAATACCACCCAATGGAACTATCTTAGCATCAAATTGTAATTGACCTTCAGGAAGTGCCATTTCTTTCTTTACTAATTCTATCGCTAAGTTTTCTAAATATTCTTTATTTTCTACTTCAAAAGACATAACAGACCTAAGAGTACCCATTAATGTTTGTTGTAATGACATTAAGGATGCTTGACTACTTACGTCTCCCTCAAATCCTGTATACCTTTTAACTTTTTGTACAACATCTTTAAATCTTTTCGATGCTAATAGTTCTTCCCAATTAGATGGTAATCCATCTGGCTCTTCTTCAGGAAAAGATGGGTTGTCTTTAAAAGGTGTTTCTTTATCTCTTAATTTATCTTCAATACCTTTCTCAATTCTTTCAGGACCATCACCATAGTCTATTGGTGCCTCTTTAAGTTTTTTAATTGTCTCTAATAAGTTCTTCTTTGTTATCATTCTGCCGCTTGTTTTAAATTGATACCAATTGCGTCAAATGATAATACTTTAGGTAATCTTGCTTTTGGTTTTGGTTTATGTTTTGGTTTGAAAGGATTTTCTCTACTTGGTTTACTTGGTTTCTCCCTCGTTGGTGTGTCTACATCAGGTTTAGTTGGTGCAGGTTGTTGTTCGTCTACATCGAACATACTCTGTGCATCTACTAAACGGTCTGCTGAGTCAGATAGTGCACCGATCATTTCAAAAATCTCCTCTTTGGTTGTTATACCAGGATAGTACTTTTCTTTTACTAACCCTTCAACCCATTCGTTAATTTCTTCTTGATCTTCTTCAACACTTTCTTGGCACTCATCACAATCGCTTTCTTCATCAATGTCTGTTTGATCTTCTTCATAAGTTACAAATGTTTTATTGTCATTCTTCGCCTTTTCTATGGCTTGATTATCATCTTTAGGAATATTCAGAGTTTGTTCTGAAACAAGTCTTTCGGACAATTCGGTTAACTGTTTGTCATTCAAACCACTTAAAAATTTCTCTGATAAACCCTCATTTACGAGTTTATTAATAATTTGTTTTCTATTTTTCATACCCCTAAATTATATTTTAGTTCTTCGTTTATAAGGTTATACCCTCTACTTTGTAATTTGTCTTTTACACTATCTATTTCTTCTGAAAATGAGAATGTGAGTCTTTCTTCTTCACCTTCCTCATCAAATTTCTCCCAACCTAAAGATATGACCCCATCAACAGCGTCGATTATACCAAAATAATCAGACTTCTGTACAAGGTCCAAATCAATGTTAGTGTTCTTTAATACACCAACTAAGTCAACATATTCTAAATCGGGGGATAGTGAATCAGGATAAGACGATGCAGGAATGTGATACCATTCATCTATATCAAACTCAGTATGTTTACTGAAAATGAACTCATATTGTTTCTGTCCCTTATAGTCAGATCCAATCTCATTGATATAGATTAGTCTCATTTTATTCGAAGTATTTGCTTATAGTCTCGTCAACGTGTTTGTTGATTTCCGACTTAAGCTCATCCAAATCTATTTCACCAATTTCTTCTATTTCGTTAGTATCACCTTCACCTACTTCTTCTTCGTGTTTAACACTTAAATCTGCGTAGTCTTCGATGGATTTTTTATCCTCAGGTAATTCTTCTTTTTGAATAATAGGTTCGTCGTTAACAAAACTCTCAAGTTTATCCATGATTTCATCCACTTCTTCTTCTCCACCGTCATCAGAAGGTAGTTCATCATCTACAGATGGTAACTCATCATCACTTGGTCCGACATCACCACTGAAATCTTCGTCTTTTGGTTCGAATTTTTCTGCAATCTCTTCTCTGTCATCCTCATCAAGTGAATCAAGATTTACTGCTGAGAGAACCATATTAATAACATATTTGATGTCGTCACTTTCCATTCTCTCTTTAACGTCTCTTAACGCTTGTCCTAATTTTCCTGAGAATTTTTGTACTTCGGCCATGTAGTCTGATCTTTTACCATCTTCTTCACCACCTAATTCATCATCACCTTCAATACCCGCATCTGCAGGAGGTAAATCATCAACAGGTGCGTCTTCAGGTTCAGGACCAACTTCAGGTTCTGCAACAGGTGCAGGAATATCTTCTATTGGTGCCTCAGGTGCTACCGCTTCCTCAGGTTTACTCTTTGATTTTAAAACGTATTTTTTCGCCTCATTAAGTGATTCTTGACCACTAATCAATTCTAATCTCTTTAACGCTTCTGCGTATGAACTAAAACGATTTTTATTCTTCATGAAGATACCACCAATGTAATCTAAGGTACTTTCATTAAGTCCTTTCTTTACGTAGTATCCATCTTTCTCTCTTACGATACCATATGTACCGTTATCTGATTCTTTTGAGAATTCAATAGAGGAGTTTTTATTTTCGGTGACAGGATTAGTTGATCTACCATAATTGGCGATCTCCATAATTCTTTTTATTTTATCGTCACCAGATAATCTTTCACTACCTAATGGTTTAAGATCTGACATATTACAAATATTTGTTAATAACTTATTCTTATTCTATAAATACAACAATATCGAGAAAAAAATATCGTTTATTGTTGTGCTATAGATAATTTCTTATCGGTGGTTTTAGTTTGGATGTCTAATAACTTACCTATATATCCATTTCTCCTTAATAATTTGAAAGCGAGATTTTCATAAGAAAACTCTCCTCCTTTATCTAAACCACTCTGTCTAAACTTTTTTAACTTTCTTTTTGTTTTAAGAATATCCTCACTTACATCCTCTCCTTTAGAGAAGTTTTCTTCTATTTCGTCGATTTTATCTTCGAATATTGATGCCTTTTTTATGATCATATCCTTATCAATAGATTGTATTGTTTTTTTAGGTTCAATTAACCAATTATCATTTAATACTGAATATATACCTGAAGCGGTATGTTTCTCATTTACGTCTTGAACATAAATTTCACAATCAAATCCTTTTATTAAAATTTCGTGTTGTTTGTTCCACAAACTTCTCTTACTATCGAAGAAACCTTTTAGTAGGTCTAAATTGTAGTCTGTTTCATTGTAGTCAATTAAAATGTGTAAATCAACGTCTGAATATTTTGACCAATTATAATTTGATAGGGAACCTGTAAGAATGATGTCGTGAATAAAGAATTCAATATCTAAAAAGTCCATGAATTTCTCAGTGACCTCAATAAGTCTATCTCTGATCTCATCATGCATAGAAAATTTACCATCTTTATTTTCAAAAATGTCTTCTGATAGTGAAGTTCTTATCTCAAAAGATTTAACTATCTCTTGATTATTTCCAATCTCTTCAATCAGTTCATCAACAATGGTGTTGTTCATTATTTCACTTTCTTATACTCATAGGTCTTCGATATATTTAAATTGAAAAACCTACCTTGCGATTCCGCCATTCTAAGTTTTGTGAACTTTTGCCACGGAACTTTATAATACTCATAAACACCACCACTCTTAAAAGTGACCTGTAATGTTTCGTCTTCAGTATTATAAGACGCAGACTGTAAATTCGATGATTGAATTTCTACGAGAATATTTTTCCCTTCGATTTTTTCTGATGTAATTGCCATACTATTCTATTTTATATTAATTATAACAATTATTCAAGACAAAATCAAGTTAGTCTGATGTACTAAATAAATATCTGTAAAAAAATAAACCCCCAATTAAGGGGGTTTAATTTATTTGATTGAGATAGTTCGTTGTTTAGATGACTTCTTCATCTTCGGTATTGTAATCTTTAGAATACCGTCTTCTGACTTAGCACTAATCTTTGTTTGATTTACATCTTCGGGTAATTCATAAGTTCTTTCAAATGATCCCACATAAGAATTTTCGTTTTCTTCGTCTTTATAAGATACTTTTAGTTTATTGTCTTCAACAACCACATTAACATCTTCTTTAGAAAGGCCAGGTAAAACGAACTCTAATTCATATTCGTTTTCTGTAACATTCTTTAGAACATTTATTGATCCTCTGTAGGATACATTATGGTCATTTAGGAACTCTCCAACCAAATTAAAAAATGGGTCTTTTTTAAATAATAACATGTGTTTAAATTTTAATTGTTTATTTATAACTTATGGTACCAAATACGTACCAATTGATAAAACATGTTATTTTGTCACAAATATAATTATTATATATGACATATTGACATCACACAATTAGATATATGTCGAGGTTGACATTTGGTATAATTTTATGTATATTTTTAAAAACTGAAAAAGTATGTCCATAGATTTTTATGAAGACAAGGATGAAGGTCAAAGTCAAAGAAAAGGTAAGAAAAACAGTAATACACCTGTACTCGATAATTTTTCAAGAGACCTAACAAAACTTGCAAGTGAGGGTTTAATTGACCCAATTATAGGTAGAGATAAAGAGGTGATGAGAATCGCAAGAATCCTATCAAGAAAAAAGAAAAACAACGTTGTTATTGTCGGTGAGGCGGGTGTTGGTAAATCTGCACTTGTTGAAAAATTGGCAATTATGATCACAGAAGGTACCTGTCCAACTAATTTGTTGGATAAGAGAATTATGGCACTTGATCTAACGGCATTAGTTGCAGGAACAAAATATAGAGGACAGTTTGAAGAAAGAATCAAGGCAATACTAAGTGAATTAGAAGACGCACCGAATGTAATTGTCTTCATTGATGAATTACATACAATGGTTGGTGCAGGTAATGCGTCAGGTTCAATGGATGCGGCCAACATACTTAAACCCGCGTTAGCTCGAGGTGAAATTCAATGTATTGGTGCAACCACTTTTGATGAGTTCAAAAAGAATATCGAAAAGGACGGTGCCTTGGTTAGAAGATTTCAAAAAATTATTCTTAGAGAACCAACACCTGATGAAACTACTGAGATATTAAAGAACTTAAAATTATCTTATGAGGATTATCATAGGGTATTATATACTAAAGGTGTTGTTGAAACCATAGTCAAGTTATCAAAGAGATACATTACTGATAAACAATTCCCTGATAAGGCAATTGACATATTAGACGAATTGGGGTCTGAAAAGAAAATTACAGTAAAAGTTCCTGAGTCAATTGAAAAACTGAAAAAAAATGCGGACGACATTAAAATTCAGAAACTTGAAGTAGTCAAAGATCAGAATTATGAATTGGCGGCAAATCTTAGAGATCAAGAAAAAAATGTTCTTAAAAAGTTAGAAAACGAGAAAAGAAAGTGGAATGAGGAACAAAAACAAAATAAGAAACCTATCAGTATTGATGATGTTTATGAAATGATAAGTGACACAGTTGGTGTACCTATCAACAAACTCGATACTAAAGAATCTAAAAATCTACTAAATTTAGAGAATGTTATTACTAAAAAAGTAATAGGACAGGAGGACGCAATTGCAACAATTTCTAAAGCGATAAGAAGAAATAGAGTTGGTGTAAGAGGATCAAACAAACCAATTGGTTCATTTATGTTCTTAGGTTCAACAGGTGTTGGAAAAACCTATTTGGCAAAAACTTTGGCGGAAACGTTATTCAACGATCCTGAAAAGATAATCAGGGTTGATATGAGTGAGTTTATGGAGAAACATAATGTATCAAAGTTAATTGGTTCTCCACCAGGTTACGTTGGTTATGATGAGGGTGGTCAACTAACTGAAAAAATTAAAAACAACCCTTTTTCTGTAATCTTATTTGATGAAATAGAAAAGGCACATAGAGATGTTTTTAACTTATTACTCCAAATATTAGATGAGGGACATTTAACCGATTCTTTTGGTAGAAAAGTAAACTTCACGAATACCTTAATAATTATGACATCTAATATCGGTGCTAAAAAAGTTTCTGATTTTGGTGGTGGTGTAGGTTTTGCGGATGAGAGTAATAGAGAAAAGGTAAAAGACTCCATAATTAGAAAATCTCTTAAACAACAATTTTCTCCTGAGTTTTTGAATAGAGTTGACGATATAATTGTATTCAATAAATTAGATAATAAGTCTCTGAAGAAGATTGTTACTATCGAGATGAATAAATTGAAGAGTAGATTAAGAGATAAGAATTATAATATTAAATTCCATCCATCGGTATATAAGGAAATCCTTTCAAGAAACTCCGAGGAGGAATATGGTGCAAGACCAATTAGAAGAATCATACAAAATATGTGTGAAGACTTCATAAGTGATCAAATTTTATTAGGTCATATAGTAGAAAACAAAGCGGTGGAGATCAAATACGAAAACGATTCTTTAACTTTTTTAGGAAATTTACCTCTAATTTAGGAGATATCGTAACTTTTTTGATTTTTATATATATTTATACATCAGAGGTTCTCTTTGCCGATAACCTTTTCGTTTTTCTCGTTAATCAGTGGTGTTGAAACCATTGAAGACCTAAAACCCCAGCAATCCTTGTTGGGGTTTATTTTTTGTCTTATAAACTAACTAACATGTCCACTAATTCTTTCTGTGGGAACATATCAACTTTGTCTTTACGAGTATTAGTGTGTGTCCATAAACCTTTAATTCTTCCGTAGTATGCATCTTCATTAAATTCAAATGCAGACACACCAATCTTCTTAATTAATTCAGGTAATCCTTTACGAACATCTATAGAATCTCTTTCCGCAATCCATAAAATCCATTTTCTTAGTGATTCTATTTGTGCGTCAGAATAACGATGCCATGTTTTGTGTCCTCTAAACTCTTGATCAAGTGTAACTAATTGACTTTCGTGTACTCTTGTACCTGCATATGTTTTACCATCCTTCACCCAACCAAAATTACAAACCTCAATACCAACTGAGTGAGTGTGCATACGTTGAGATCCGTTTTTTCCTAAATGCCAACCATAACCACCTTCGGGAATACATTGTACCATTTCCCCATCGTACTTAGTGTCATTACCTTTTACTGAAGGTCCACCCAATACAAACTCAGTGGCTACCGCACCTCTACTATCTCTCGCCCATTGATCTATACAATTATATGGATTATGCCACCCCGCTGTGTGATGTATAAAAACATATTCCTTACTTGTAGGTCCTTGTTTATACTCACCCACAGGTAAAAAGTGTCGATTTATTATTAATCCATTTTCTGTTTCATACGTCTTTTCTGAATTGTCAGTAGTAGCAAGACCCATAGCGTCCCAAGTGGCAGGACCGACAATACCGTCAGCAACCAAACCATTTTCGGACTGCCATTTCTTAACTGAAGACGCAGTTCCTGAACCGAAGATACCATCCGCTCCGATTTCAAGAAATTCTTGAAGTTCTTTGACTTCTTTTCCTCTTGATCCAATTTTTAATATCATTGTTTATTTTTTTACTCCTGTCCTTTTTTACCGAAGATTTTACCAACTTCAGCGATACCAAAAGAACCTAATGTTATCACCACAAATGAATTGTAGATAAACTCGTTAATTACTAAGTCTTTTCCGAAGTACCCTGTAAGTAAATCTGCAATCGCGAACAATGTCATGATTGCAAATGATGCGAAACCAACTACCGATTTCTCGTTAATGTCGTTTTCATCTTTAAATAAGTCTTTAAATGCCATAATTTCAAATTTTACTAAATAATGGGTAATACACCCTTGTTATATAAATACTCCAAACTACGGGATTGATTATCTAAATTATTTTATCTATTATTTATTTGTAAGTTTCATGCTCGGTTCGTCTATCGGTTAGGACTTCAGGTTTTCATCCTGGCAAGAGGGGTTCGATTCCCCTACCGAGTACAACTATCGTTCTTTGACATAAACTAAATTAAAATTTAAAATTATGGAAAATTTAGAATTCGTTTTAGGTATGCTTACAGCAATTGGTGTATTCGGTTTAGGGTACGCTATAGTGGGTATAGTTAAGGTTAAACAACGTTCTAATGATTTCGAGGAAGTCATAAATGGAACACAATTAGATTTAGATAATAATCAAAGAGAGATTCACCTTAGAGTGGATCAAGAGGTTAAGGACCTCCAAGACAGAGTAGATGACCTATATCGACATATCGATAGTAGGTTTGATAAATTCGAGAATAGGATAACTAAGCTCGATAAAGATGGGTGTGAACCCGTAAAAACATCTAAACAAGTATTGACTGATTAGTCAAAATAAACGTTAAAGAATGATAGTAAACCCCACAGAAATGTGGGGTTTTTTTGTTTATATGGGGTAAGGGGGTTGATTTTAAATTATTTGGTTCATACATTTACACCATGCCGAAGTGGTGGAATTGGTAGACACGAGGGACTTAAAATCCCTTGGACAGTAATGTCCGTGACGGTTCGAGCCCGTCCTTCGGTACAAATGCACCCGTAGCTCAGTTGGATAGAGCATCTGCCTTCTAAGCAGACGGTCAAAGGTTCGAATCCTTTCGGGTGTACTATATTGGGAAGTATCTCCTCTGTCTTATACGCAGTAGAAAGAGTAATTGGTTACATGTGGGTTCAATCCCCACCTTCCCAACCCAAGGTATATTTATGGATATGATAGATACATGGTGGAAAGGTTTAGACAAAAATAAAGTTGATTGTCCGTGGGGTGATTATGTAGTTTTATTTGAAAATGAAAATGTTAAAGTAAAACATATCAGAATAAACCCTAATTCTAAACTCTCATATCAATACCATTTAAAAAGAAGAGAGTCTTGGACAGTAATTAAAGGTGATCTAACTATAATTTTAGATGATCAAAAGACATTTAGATCTTATGGTGAAAGTATAAAGATACCTTTGGGGTGTAGACATAGGGCAATGAATGAAACAGATGAAGTTGTTGAATTCATTGAGGTTCAAACAGGTGATTATTTTGGTGAAGATGATATTATTAGAATAGAAGACGATTACGATAGAGTTTAAACTTTATACTATTTATAGAGTACCCAAAAATAAGTTCAATGACAAATAGTGATTTTTACGAAGAGTTATATCATCGAGCACATGACCTCGGAATTGTGTCTACACTGAGGAAAAGAGTAGACAAAAGATTTAAGGAATCTGATAAAAAATGGGATATGTCCCTTGCAGTAACTTTTACACAAGAGGAATTGGAAAAAATCATCAAGGAGAAAAAAGAAGTTGACTAATTATAGTTTTTTCTTTACTATTACTACATGAATACAATCACTGTAGTTTACTCAACAAGAAAAATAGATCAGGATTATTTAAAACACGTGAAGAAGTTTTTCTCACATCCAAAGAATGAATATTTGGTGTATGAGAATAATGGTGAAAGATCTTTGACTGAAATTTATAATGAAGGATTAGAGAAATCATCAAATGACGTAGTCGTATTCATTCACGATGATTTAGAATTTGAAACTAAAAATCTTACACCTAAAATATTAAAGTTATTTAATAAGAATCCTGAATATGGTATTTTAGGGATCGCAGGGACTGATAATCTTATTTCAGGTCAATGGTGGCAAGACAGAGATTCAATGCAAGGTCAGGTTGGTCACATCAATGGACCTAAAAGATACATTTCTAAATATTCCAAATCTTTTGGTGATACTATCAAAGATGTTGTAGTGATAGACGGGTTATTTATGATGGTACATAAAAAAAGAATTAAACATAAATTTGATTCTCAATTCGAAGGATTCCATTTTTACGATCTACCAATATGTCTTCTAAATTATATGGAAAACATAAAGATAGGTGTTACAACTAAAATTAAACTATATCACAAATCTATTGGTGAAACTGATAAAAAATGGTTAAAAAACAAACTATTTTTTGAAGCGTTATATGAAAAACATTTTCCGTTAAACTGTCAATCGACAGAATAAAGATTTACTTTTATCACTTATAACAGTATATTTATCTGTAAACAAACTAATATTATGAAAAAAATTATTGAATTTTTTAAGAAACTCCTTGGTATCAAGAAGGAAGAGGTGAAACCTGTAGTGGTTTCTAAACCAAAACCAAAAAGAAAACCAAGAAAAAAGACTTCAGGTGGTGGTTCTAAACCAAAATCACCTAAGAAACCAACAAAAGATCTCATAAAAGAGGTAAAATAATTGGGGGTGACTGGAATTGATTGGCGTAGTCAATTATAACAGGGCACGTAGTGAGATATTTCCTATCACTTAAATCTATGGAGATTATTTTTAAACGGAGACGTTTATTCACAGATGGAATTAATGGGTCTTGTATCTGTTGATTCTAAAGTAGCGGTAGCCTAAGGTTACTCCTACAATGGGTTAGAGAGTGAAACACCTAGAAACAGAAACTCCTAAAAAGGTGATAATACTACCAGATAGTGTATAGGACAGTGAGACTCCGTCATAAGACGACATTTGTAAGTTCGGTTGTTTAAACTCACATCTACTAAACTTAATATTTTGGAGTGTTTGAAAATACTATCCTAAACGTGTAGTCCTCTATGGTTGGGACGAGCAAGACGAGGGTTCGAAACCCTCCACCTCCACTAAAAGAACTGTCGAAAGATGGTTCTTTTTTTTTAACCTATATAAAACAACAAAGAGGTCATATGACCTCCTTGCCGAGATATTAGATTACACCTCCTTTTCTTTTGTTCTCGTTTATCAATTGTGGATCGACCAAAATCCCAATCTCTTATTATAAATATCTTTTAGATAAAAAAAATACCCTGAATTAACAGGGTATTTAACATTTTTTTGAACAGATTTTTGAGTTATTGTTAATTAACTTTCAACTTACTTCTAAGGTTCATACTACAGATAGAATCCGCTAACATTTCTCCAAAGTTAGTACCTTTTAAATACTCACCACCAACCTGTCTTAGGAAGTTGGCCGCCGCAGAATTTTTTTCTGCACCACCCGAAACATAAACAAATAATCCTTCCATAAATGCATCGGCCAATTTGTCTCCATGTTTTTTACAACTTTCTTGTCCTTTGAATACAACTAATACATCACCTAAGTTTAGATCTGCAAGTGATGCCGCGACTGCGTCACGTAAATTACCTGTAAATCCTACCATACCTAATAGTTTTCTAATGATATACTCACGTATTTGTGACATCAAACCACTACTGACTTTATTTTTCAAATCACCCTTGGTTAAACTATTACCCTGAGAATCAGATGAATTATCACCACCTGGTGAAATGTATTGAGATAAGAAATCAGTTATACCTTCATCCAAAGAACCTTCTATCTCATCATCAGTCTTACCCATACCTTCTAAATCGGCAAGTGCGTCTACAACATCATCAAACTTATCATCATCGGTAGACTTTTCATTCTCCAAAATGATTTTGAATTTATTATTCAGTTCGTACCTTTCATTTAAGGTCTCTTTAACTAGTTTATCTACGTTAATTTTCATTTTGATTATCTTGTTATGTTTATTTCTTTTTACTTGCAGTTACTTTACTGTCACCTTTTTGTACTGTGACATCAGTATCTGTAACATCTACTTGCATTGGGATTTCTTTTTTCTCACCTAATTGATTTATAAGATTTCTTATAATTTCTAATTCAGGTTTCTCTTCCTTTTCTTTAGCACCAACTATGTGTTGTAAAATACCTATCAGTGCCATAGCGGCGGTAGATACCAAACCAATAACAGCGGTAAGTGCACCACCTTCTAATGCGGTAGAACTTACAACACCAATCACAACTAGTACTGTAATATAATTTATTGCATGTTTACCCAAGTGTCGGGAAGCGATTTCTTTAGCCGTACTCTTAGCACGAATCTCGTCAATCTTTATTTTGGCTAAAATTTCTTCCTTTGTTACTTCTCTACTCATATTTAATTTTTTTGTTGTTTATCTTTTAGTTTTTCAATTCCTAATTCTTTTCTTGCAATTCTTCTTGCGGTTGATGTCTCCGCCTTCCAAACATACTTTCCTTTTTTAAGGGTTTCTTTCTTTCTCTCTAAACTAAACCCTTTTGATGCGAAATAGTAATTTATCGCCTTTAACTGTTTCTCAGTTAGTTCTTCTTTCAATTTCAATACAAACCTTCCACCTCTGAATTTTACTTCATTATCAACGATATCTTTTATTTTTTTACCGTCAATAGTCTTTTCGATATAATTTTCTAACTTCTCAGGACCATGAACCTTAATCATTTTTTCAATATCTAATTTTGGTAATTCAATTGGTTTAATTGGTAATGGTGTAATAGTACTTACTTTTTCTCTTTTTCCTACAGGATCGACGGCTTTCAACTTAAGAACATCATCAGACTTCTTACCCTTACATTCTTTTGTTATCTTATCATAACTCTTTTTTGTAATTGTTTTAGAATAACCGATTATGACCTTAGCAAGTCTTGCGTCAGTTTTTGGTCCATAATAACCATCTACTTTTAGATCACCTGCACATCTTTGGACATCTTTAATTTTGTCACTAATACATCCGATCTTGAATGGGAAACTATCACATGGTACATACTTGATACCTTTTCCTTTTCCACCACTATCTTTATCATCCCATACAACCGTGATATGTGATAAACCTGTTTTTGGATTTCCATCACCACCATCAGAATCACCCTTTTGATTAGATGAATCATCACTACCACCTCTTTCTACCGAGTATCCGAGTAAACTTAAAAGTTCATCTCTAAGTTCTAACGCCTCAAAATCTAAGTTCTCAAGTTCTAATATATGACTACCTAATTCTTTACCCTTGATTTTTGGGTAATTCTTAATAAGTACACGTATAGCATCTCTACCTTTGTATGATCTGTTTTCTAAACCTTTAATTATATTGTAGGTGTCTTTAAGGTCTGTAGAATCTGAATCTAAAATATCACCATTTAAGTTGTCTTCGATCGAATCAATAACTCTACTTATTTCTTTCGCAGATAT